TGAGAGGGCTGAAAGACTTCGACCCCAAGACTGCTTATGCTGTCCCGGAAGGCAACCCGAATGGTGTGCGCCTGATGAAAAAGGAAGAAAAGCAGAAAGAGATGGGAATCATCTCGAACCTTATCACGGACATGACGCTTCGCGGCGCTCCTCCTGAGGAAATCACCCGTGCAGTTAAGCATTCGATGGTCGTCATTGATGCAGAGAAGCACAAGTTGGACTACAAGCGGTCTGAGCGGGAGAATGGCATTCAGGAACTGAAGAAGAAGTGGCAGATCCGTGTGGATGAAGACGGCAATGAGCGGTTTGGTGGTGCATCCACGCTGCTGTCTCGCCGCAAGCAGACCGTATATGTCCCTGAACGTACCGGAAGCGCTCATGTTGATCCCGAAACGGGAAACCTCATTTATAAAGAGTCCGGACGTACTTATATTGATCCAAAGACAGGCAAGCGAGTAGAGGCGCAGACAAAGGTCAGTCTTATATCGCAAACCCCCGATGCGCAGACACTCTCATCTGGTACAATACAGGAAAATTTGTACGCTGATTTTTCTAATCAGTTGAAGAACCTCGCTAGAAAAGCACGGTTAGAAGCCGTACATACTGAAAATATGGAATATAATCCAGCTGCGGCAAAAGAGTATCGGACTGAAGTTCAATCTATTGATGCTAAGCTGAAAGCTGTGATAGACAACAAGCCGAAGGAACGCCGCGCAATGATAATTGCCAACGCAAATATCAAGGCTAAAATTCAGGCACAAGGTCTTGACCCTAAGAAAGACAAGAAGGAAATTAAAAAGATTTCTGCTGTCGAGATGCAGCGTGCTCGTGATTCGGTTGGGGCAAGCGGAAGTAAAACACGTATTACGTTTACCGATCGCGAATGGGAGGCTGTCCAAGCTGGAGCAATTACGCATACTAAGTTGACGAAGATTCTCAACGCATCTAAGCCGGACGAAATCGTTAAACGTGCGATGCCGAAGACAGCAACTGTAATGACCAGCGCGAAGATGGGCAAAGCAAAGGCGATGCTCGCCAACGGCTATACCTATAACGAGATTGCAAAAGCTTGTGGTGTTCCTGAGTCCACTGTTTACAGTGCTCTGAATAAGTAAGGAAGGCTTTGAACTATGATTCGATGCTTTTTAACAACGACCGATAACCCTTATAATCCCTACAGCCAGTTCGACGACTGGTATCGTTTCGATATGGATAAGGGCTACAACTCCTGCGGACTGCTGATGCGGCTAGCCTATACCTCTGACCAGCTGACGGATGCAGAGAACGCATACGAAATTGAGCAGGCTATTGACAAAATCATCGCCAATGACCCGCTCAACATCTACAAGAAGCTCAAGATGGAGGTCGAAGACGACACGACCCTTGCGCAAAGCGCGTAAGGGGATAGGGAGGGGGTCGCAAAATCAACACCCCCTCTCAAATCGTGCCGGTCTTTGATATTTCTCCGGAGGGAAAATTGATATTTGGGCTTTCATGTCCTATATCAGACTCCGTTGATATTTTACAAAGCAAAAACGCCAGTATCCGAACCTCCATACAGATACCAGCGTTTTTTATACTCAGTTGTTCTGACTCTCTTCAACAACCACACTCATGTAGGAATTGAAAATTTTGAGAGCGCCGATGATGTTCTGATGCATTTGCTCCATAGTTACAGGGACGCAATGAGTGTGCTGTGAATCAGAGAGATATTTGGATAACTGCCGAATTTTCTTGTTTCGCATTTCGAGTACACCTCCTTTCTTTAGGGATAGATGGATACTGCTTTCTCCTTTGGTACCAAGTCTATCGTAAAGTTGAATAGGAGTCAATATCTCGAATGTGCGAAAAACTCATTAGAATTTCGCGGCTTTATAGGACAACTGACAAAGGCAAACTTGCCGAGGTCTGGGGAGTAGACCGGGCTTCGGCGGTTTTTCTAAGGGTTCACGGGTACACTCCCTTATTATACCTTTGTGGTACGGGTATGGATACGTTTTCATGATCGTTCAACCTCCAATAGAACTTTCCCAAAATCATTTCCTCCTTTTGTGTCGAGTTACTGCTTTGCTCTGACATACCCGTGAACCCTTAGAAAAGCCTTTTATTTTTGTCATGAAGTTATTCATGGCAAACCTTGCAAAAACAAAAAAACGCCAGCAATGGCGGGTAAACCAAAATCTGGCGGATGAGAACGCGAACGATATTTGACAGAATTTTGCAGAAAGGATGGTGCCGGAAATGGGCGCAAGAAAAACTTCCGGCGCTGACTTGCCCGCAATGAGGCCGGCACTGACTCCGGAAGCGAGAGAAAACCAGATGATCTCACTGGCGATGGACTTGGTGGAAAAGCGGATACGGGAAGGAACAGCCTCTTCTGCGGAGACCACCCACTTCCTGAAGCTGGCGACGAGTAAGACGATGCTGGAAAAGCAGAAGCTCGAGGAAGAGAACAAGCTCCTGCGGGCTAAGACTGAGGCCATCAATGCAGCAAAGGACAACGAGGAGCTGTACCTGGAAGTGCTCAAGGCCATGAAGGAGTATTCCGGCGAGGGTGATGGCGAAGGAGAAGAGTATGAGTGCTGAGGTGTTCCGGATGCTTTGGGTCGTGGCAGTCCCGGCGTTGTTTGGAGAGGTGTTCTGGTTCGGTGAATACGGCGGCGTGAACGAGAAACAAGACAATATGGTGTGGGCCGTGTTTCTTGCGACAGTTACATTCCTGATTGCGGGTGCATTTGCAATGGACCACGGGTACATCTGAGAAAGAGGCGGCTCTATGACTGAGTTCGAGAGGATACTGTTGTCGAGCTTCCTTGCATGTTTTGCGGCCTTTCTGCTGGCAGTATGGCTGGGGAAGAAACCGGATAATGCCTTGAGCTGGATTGCACTTTGCGGGGCGGACCTACATGGCATGATATTACTGGTGTACGAACTCATGAGGACACTGAAATGAAAAGCTACAGCGAGATGTGCCGATGTGGGACATTCGAGGAGAGGCTGAAGTATTTGCAGCTTCACGGGACGGTGGGAAAGGACACCTTCGGGTTTGACCGATACCTGAACCAGGACTTTTACCGCTCAAAGGAGTGGAGGCAGTTCCGGGACAGGATCATCGTGCGGGACGGAGGCTGCGACCTCGGGTGCAAAGACCATCCTATCGCAGACATCACAGCCAGCGGAGGAAAGGTGAGCCGGGCGCGAATTACGATACACCACATCAACCCTCTGACGAAAGAGGATATTCTCGAGCACCGGGAAGCACTGTTCGACCCAGAGAATGTTATCAGCGTGTCGGATGCGACACACAAGGCCATCCACTATGGCACCGGAGGCGGGCCGAAGATACCGGATGGCGAGAGAACAGCAGGGGACACCTGCCCTTGGAGGAAATAGGATGAACTGGACGACGGCTTGGCTTACCATGAAGCAGGGGCACAAAGTGAAACGGCGTGGCTGGAAGGACGCCTACTGGCATATTTCCGGCACGGAGCTTCTAATCCACACGGAAAACGGCGAAGAGGTCAACTTCCGCAAGGTCAAAGATATTGGCATGATGCTGAACGTGACCTGCTGCGACGACTGGGAACAGGTTATGGAGGGATAAGATGTACGCGAGAAAAAAGTTTGACGAACAGGAAGCGGAATACAGTATCCTTCTGCAGCGGAAGCTGGAAGAGGCAAAGGCAATGCTTCAACGCCTTACACCGAGCCGCGCGAGAAGTCTGGCACTGACCAAGCTGGACGAAGCACTGCTCTGGGCGAATGTGGGTATTGCAGAAGCCGGGCTCCAGCAGGGCTATACGGCTATACCGCGGAACAGAGGCTTCGACTTTGACGATGCCCTGGTGACAAATGTGGATGGGCAGCAGGTGCGGGCAACACGGGCCGGGGATATTACGCTTTGTGGGATGAAGATCACCCCGGACAGCGCGGAGAATCACAGTGCTCTGAAATCCGGGCTGGACACCATTGATTACCAGAAGCTGACCGAGATTGTTGAAGCGGCTGCACAGAAAGAAGCGGCCATGGGGAAGGACGGCGCGTCCCACCATCTGGCCGAACTGGAACTGCTGGCGAGGGCTCAGAAGGACTGGTATTATGCCATGATGAGCTACATTATGGGTGGCGACAGCGATGCCGAGGAGGAATCAAAATGAATTCGATCCTGACAAGCGTGAAGAAGCTGCTGGGGATAGCGGAGAGCTACACGGAGTTCGATGCGGACATCATCATGCACATCAACGCGGTATTTCTGGTGCTGCAGCAGCTGGGAGTCGGGCCGGAGAAGGGCTTTGGCATCGTGGACGCAAGTGCCGTGTGGGACGACTTTCTGCCCGGAGACGAGCGGGCGAAGGCCCTCGCGTCCTACATGGGCGCAAAGGTAAGGCTCGTGTTCGACCCGCCGCAGAGCTCGACAGCTATGGAGGCGCTGAAAAATACCGTTGCAGAAATGGAGTTCCGGCTGAACATCGAGTTTGATAAAGCGGAGTCATAACGGAGATCGGCGAGGACTCCTGCTGCGGTGAAACGGAACGTGTGAGCACACCCTATGAGGGAGACAGGGATAAAAAACGATATGCATGATATACAGGAAGCGATGCGTCTATGGGCGTCTGAAACGGTGAACTGGAACATGACGGACGCTTACAGTCTCTGCCGGACCTGCGCTAACTTCAGGTCATGGAAATGCCCGAACTCGAAGGAGTGCTTCGACAATCCGAAAAAGCCATATTACAAAGCGAGACACTGTGACAGCGCTACCTTATTATAATGGACCTTGATGAAAACCTCATTTTCGCTGCGGTACGGCACGAACCTGCAATGAATAGGACTTAGGAGAATAAAATTATGGCACTCTCGAACACGGCCACGCCCATCTACTACGGCCGGTTCCGGGAGGCAGTGATGCGGGGCGAGATACCTGTCTGCCGGGAAATTTCAATGGAAATGAACCGGATCGACGACCTCATCGCAAACCCGGGGGTTTACTACGACGACAAGGCCGTCAACGGCTTTATCAAGTTTTGCGAGAGGGAGCTGACGCTGACGGACGGCAGTGATCTGAAACTGCTGGACAGCTTCAAGCTCTGGGCAGAGGAGATCTTCGGCTGGTACTACTTTGTGGAGCGGAGCGTGTACGTGCCGGAGCCCGGCGGACATGGAGGACACTACGAGCGCAAGCGCATCAAGAAGCGGCTCATCACCAAGCAGTATCTCATCATCACCCGTGCGGCCGCAAAGACCATGTATCTGGAGTGCTTACAGGCCTACTTTATGACGGTGGACAAGAGCACGACCCAGCAGGTGACGACTGCCCCCACCATGAAACAGGCAGAAGAAGTCCTCTCGCCGTTCCGGACAGCACTGGCGCGGGCGAGAGGGCCTGTTTTTAAGTTTATGACCATGGGCAGCATCCAGAACACCACGGGTGCGAAGAGCGACCGGGTGAAGATGGCCTCCACCAAGAAGGGAATCGAGAATTTCCTGACGGGCTCGCTGCTGGAGATACGCCCCATGACCATCGAGAAATTACAGGGCCGGCGCGACCGTGTGGCGACTGTGGACGAATGGCTCTCCTGCGACATCCGGGAAGACCCCATCGGCGC